ATGTAGCTCATGTCTACTGATGACATTTCGGGAGCGTCTTCATCGGTCATGTCGGCGTAGGGCTCGACAGTCTCGGACTCGTCAGCCTCGCCATCCCACCAGCAGATAAACATCTGAAGGGCGCAGAGCAGTTCGCTCACATCGCCAATCTCATCTTCTTCACCGGCGAGCATCTCGTCTAGTTCGGCCTTGATGAGAGCGATGAGTCCGGCACGAACTGAGTTCAGCGTGGCTTCATCGTGGGTGACTTCCTTGAACGAGTCAGGGATGAGGTCTTCACGGCCCAGCGCCTTAGCACGGGCGATGATGTGGGCGATGGTTGCCTCACGGTCTTTGGCACGACCAATGGACTGAATGGCGTTCTTTAGATCCTTGATGGTCTTGATGGGGAACGCTCCACCTTCCATAGCCTGACCAGACTCCTCCATTGAGGCACGCTGCTCATCGGTGTAGTCCTTCTTCTCGACTTCGCCTTCAACGGCCTTGTCATCCACCATGTCATTGACAGGCTTGCCACCGTCAGGCTGGCTGGGGGAATACTGCTGGGTGTCTTGTGCGCCCAGAACTTCCTTGCCCGTACCGTTGCACTTGTCGCAGGCGGTGTCATCGTCTGGGAGGTCAGCGTGCGCTCGACCCGTTCCCTCGCAGGCTGAACAGACCTTCACGCCTTCGTAGGTGTCGAGGTCATCGGTGGCAGGTAGCTCAACGAACGCTGCTTCCTGGTTGATGTCTGACTTAGTGAGTTCCATTTGTTCTCCGACCATCTTGGCTATTTGGACTGTGGCTGTGGGGTTAGCAGGGCGGTCTACAAGCGACACTTCTACGATGTTGCCAGAAACGATGCGACCACCTGGGGCGTTGGCATCCTTGATGACTTTGGCGTTCTTGATGCCGATTGAGTAGCCCTTGAGGACACCCTTCTCCACCTTCTTAGCGGTGAGAGGATCTACGACCTCGGACTTCAGAAACCAGTCATCGCCATCGGCTGCGAGTTCGAGACCCACACCGGCAGCGATGCTTGAGTGCTGTTCACGGATGTTAGCACCCGTTTGAAACCACAACGGCATTGCACTCTTGAGCCAGTCGGCATCGCAGATTTGCGAGTCGAGGTCAAGGTCAGGGCCGGTGGCCTTTCCGAACACTAATAGCGTACCATCTGCGGTTGATTTGTAGGTGAAGTCACCAAGTCCAACGTAGGTAATGTCTTGTGCCATGTGGATTATTCCTCCATGCTTTCTTCTTCTGTAGTAGTTCCATCAGGAAGTTGTGTTACAACTGCACACCGGCAACTCGGGTGAGCCGGTGGGTAATCATCTCCGAAGTCGTGTGGGCCTTCCTCGGCATCGCACTCCTCGCAAGCGCCAGCGTAGGTCAGCCACTCCCAGCCTGGCATCTCTGCAGCCTGGTATTCATCTATGGCTGAAGCGTTGAAGGCTCGGTTGGTTTCGGTGATTGAGATGATGTCGGAGCGAGTGGGGTTGTCGAGTAGCTCGTCTACCACATCGGAGATTTCCCGATAGGTCGAACCCTCTTCTAGACCGTTGGCGATAATGTCACCGACTAACTTGGGCGTGTCCATAGCTTCTTGAAGCTCGCCTTCCGCATAATCGCCCTGGCGTTTTTTGATACCGGCCAGCAATGTGCTGTCAAATTTACCCGTGTACAGCGTAGGCTTAATCAAGCGCTCACGATTAATCAACTCGCTAATCTTAATAACCTCGACCAGTTCATCAAAGATATCATCCACGCCTTTACCGTCCAGTCGCTCCGGCGTTGCTGATAAGCCAATCACCTTGGCCTTGGGATAGTTGGCTAATACATCGCGGTATGACTTACTGGCTGCACGGTGCGCCTCATCAATAATAATCAAGTCAGCCGGTGGGAATTCCCGCTTCATCAGCGTTTGAATAGAGGCCACATGTACTTTGGCTTGTGGGTTATAGCGCTTGTCGCCACTCATAATTACCGAATAATTCAGTACCCCAAAATCTTCCAGCTTGGCGCACGATTGCTCTATCAGTTCCCGACGGTGCGCAAGAAACAGAATAAAACTGCCCTTGAGTACCGCGCCCTGAATAATTGCCGCAGAAATAACCGTCTTGCCACCACCTGTAGGCACGCATAGCAACTGGGATCTAATACCTTTTCTGATATTGCTCCGCAGGGTTTCCGTTGCTTCTTCTTGATAATCGTATAGTTTTAATGTCATAATGCCCCTGGTTGTTGTGAAAAGCCCTGTTGATCTTCTTGGATGTCAGGGCTTTTTTTTGCCTGAAATTTACTGCAATTCCTGTCTTTTAACGTACCACCCCAGAAAACTCCGCTTTCTGAGTTATTGCCTCGCGACACCCTGGCTTGTTTTATTTGCGTTTGAGTTGGGCTTTTAGCCAGCCCTAACCCATAAGGAACACAACTGCCAATGCCTAAACCGCTACCTACTTTGTCTTTTGTAAAATGACGACAATCCCGACAACAAACTGGGTTAAGGCCCATAATCGTCATAATCATCGTCGTCATCTTTGCCCTTTAAGAGCAGCAACTCACCAATACAGGCAACACCTGCTATCGCTAGAAATGCAAGGATGGACAGGGTTATTATTTCGAGTATGTTCATAGTAGATATTTAAAAAAGTTCAATTTATTGTTAGGCCAAATCAACTGGCATCACGGCCTTTTAATACGCCTGGCATCCGGTTAATCTGTAGTTGTGGAACTGCCCACGCCAATTCCCTTGCTATTAACCAGCGTACCCACTCCGCGCGAGTCTTAAAGCCGTATGATCTGGCAGTAACAAGTACGTTGTCGTGGGTTTCCTCGTCTACTGAGGTCTTTATTTCAAAGTCGAGGGCCATGGTTATTTATTCTCCAAAGATGTCGGGGCGGATTTGCTCGCGGGGGATGCCGGTTCTTTTTTCCATTTGAACGGCAATTCTTGGAGATACTTTCTTTTCTCCAGATAGCCACTGACAAACGGCTGCTTGAGTAACTCCAAGAGCTACAGCCATCTCATGTTGTGTTTTAAACTTATTTCTAACTTCTTGAACTCTATTCATGGTTAAGATTATAACCGATAGTTATTTTAATTCAATAATTAATAGTGATTTATATTTAGCTCATAATTACCTGATGAAATATCCAGAATATGCAGGCCGGTTTAAACGGCTTTGGAACGAATCGGACGCGCCAAAAACACAAAAGGAACTTGCAAAATGGCTTGATTACTCACAGCCAATGATTAACTATTGGTTAAATGGTGAGAAGCTGCCATCCATGGACACGGCGATAAAGATCGCCAATAAATTTGGCGTATGTGTCGAGTGGCTTATTACAGGCAAGGGATCTGTGCGGCCAGATGATCGCGTTAATTTACAGCGTGTAATTGATATTACCGACCTTTCGGACGAGGATGCTGTACTTGTTGCCACGTTAGCTGCTAAATTATCCCAAAATAAACAAAATAACCACTTGACAACCCAATCACAAAATGTTGGGGGGGGGGGAGCTGAAACCCGCGTCCAGCCTGAGCCTAAGCAACAACAGCAAAGCCAAGACCGACGACAACCAACACAGGATAGAAGGATGGCACGGGGTTGAGGTAGGTACAATAGATGGCAGAAACGAGGACTTAATAAATGACAACGATAACTTTTGACACACAAGAACTGGTTATGCAGCTTGAAAGCAGCGGCTTTACCCGACAGCAATCTGAAGTTGTCGTGTCTGTGCTAAAAAAAGCACAAGGCGAGCTGGCTACCAAGGCCGATATTGCCCCACTAGCATCTAAAAACGACCTGCTTGAGCTTAAAGTAGATATAGTGAAGTGGGTTGGTGCGCTTATGTTGGCTCAAGTCGGTATTATTGCCGCACTGGTTAAGCTGCTTTAGTAAAGTATTATGATCAGCCTGATTGTGCACCGGCAGATTTAAGTGTTTTGGTTGTTGTAGATGAGGTAACAGTATAAAATATGAATGAAATATTACCAGTTATTGAAATAACCGAGTCACCAGGTATTTTAGAGTCACGCCATCAACAGGATATTTTTCCTGTAGAGATCACTGAGATTTATCCTAATGACCAAAAAAGCTGCGATTTAAAAATAATTGGAAGCGGTCGTAACGGGAAAGATTACGCAATAAAAAGGTGAAATAAAACAATCAACAGTCAAGCAAATACTTTCAAGAATGCCCGAAAAATGGATGACTAAATGTCAAAATGACGAGATAATAAAATGGTGGGGATCAAAAGAATTCAATAATAGATTACAGGTTTTAAAAAAAGAGGTGTCCAATGTTTTGGTTTGATTATGCGCTTATAAGATACATGCCAAACCCAAAGCGGGGAGAAACCGTTAATGTGGGCATGGTTGTATTCTTGGAAATCGGTGTAGATGTCAGAGTTTTGTCGTCTCCTGCAAAAGCCAGAATGATTGATGGTTCGTCTTCTCAGTCTGATATTGATAAGCTGAAAGATTCCATGCAAAAACTAACAACCATAGCAAAAACTACGGACGAGCAATACCAGATACTATCCAGCTTTAATAGCAGGCTGTTCCTTTCCAGTAAAGCTCAATTTGCACTTGATGAATTAAGCCAATATAACGATAAGGTGGCTCAATTATTTAGTGACCTGGTTAAGCCTTTTGCATCTAAAGAAAAAATCATCCATACAGCCAGGCTCGCAACTACATTAAAAAATAAATTTGCTACTCTAAATTTGCTTGCAAAAGACTCATCGGAGCTAAGTCAGCATAAAATAGTACATAATTACCCGATCAGTGAAAAAACAGGACTATCGGCTGATTTTCTGCTAAAAAATGGCATTTATCACTTATCGGAAGTCGTAGACTTTAATGTACATGACACACAGGCAAAGCTTAAAGAGACATCACTAAAGGTAATGACTTTTATGGCGAGCAAAAAGGCATTAAGTGGCCCTGTTAATTGTTACTTTGTTTATTCGGCAACGACCGAAAAAGAAAGCGAGATTACTCATCACTTGAATCTTGCGGAAGACTATAGCGACAAAATGTTTAATATTAATTCAAAAGACGACTCTAATAAATATTTCAATATGATAGTTGAGCTGGCACATAGCCAGATGCCGAGATTTCACTAAAGTAACTATCATCATCAAAACCCCTTAACTGGGGTTTTTTATTGCCTAAAATTTACCCTCGCCAATTAAACCAAATCATCCATATCAAGATTCAATGCCTTGGCAATCTTCTTAATCGCGGCAACAGCGCCAATCCTTTTACCGCCTTCCATTTGGGCAATACTGGCTTGTGCCATACCTGCTTTTTCTGCCAACACCGCTTGGCTTATCCCTCTGTACTCGCGCCAGACTTTAATTTTGTTTTCACCATTGATCAAACGATCAACGATCTCGCTGGGCACCAGCTCGTCATTGCCTGCCATTGCTTCATCATAAGCCTTGATATCATCCAGCATTTCCGCTTTTTCCAGCAACAAAGCGTAAGTGTCAGCGGGTACGATAGCGTATTGCCTGGTACCGTTTTGCTCAATAAATTGCACGTTCATTTGTAAATATCTCCTCTAATGCCTGCGTTAATAACATCAATCACCATCACGTCATTAAGCTTGCTATAGATGGCCCTATAGCCGCCTATCCGCAATCTAAAGCCCTCTCTACCTTCAAGCTTTTTTATATCCAGACCTTCTTCTTTATTATCCGACAGCAATGCAAAAGAGCCGGTGAATTTTTCGGCAATTTTACGTGGCATTTTTGATAAGGCTTTAATTGCTGATTTTCGATAAATTATTTTATACATAATTTCATTATAGCATTTAGCAATAATTTATTAATAGCATTAACAAGGGTAATCACTACTCAATAGCCACATATTCACGCACCCCGGGTGATTTATTTTTGAAATTGATAACAATCGGTTGTTGACAGTTAGTAACAATCTGTTATTATTCCCACCAGCCCAGCCGCTGACCCGTTCAACTCCTGAAGCCTTACCCGGTGCCAAAGCCGGGCTTTTTTCAGGATTAATCAAAACCCAAGGAGTAGCCCATGCCAGATACCAGCCTGCCAATCCTCTATTTCAGGGCACATATCCAACCAGGCATCGAGCCGGTAGCTATTGCCGCCTACTCCCTGATCGATGCCATTGATCGTGCCGATAGCTTGGCAAGTGAGGCCGGTGGCGAGTTAACCGAGATTTACCAAGTTTTTCCCAAGTAACAACCCCAATCAATCAGATCCATAAACCGGAGTACAACATGAACCTGATCATGAAGGATCACCATAAAAAACCCGGCAAGGCCGTCAAAAA